AACATGGAAGATTTCAAAGATAATATTAAAAACTTTACCATTATTGACGCATTTACAAAAGCTGACTCCGTCATTAAGAAGTATAGTAGAATTGCTGTATCGGTGTCGGGTGGTAAAGATAGCGATATTTTAGTAGATTTAATTAGTTCACTTGATAAAGATAAAAAATGTCGTTATGTCTGGTTTGACACTGGTATTGAATACAGAGCTACAATCAATCATTTAGAGTATCTTGAAAATCATTATGGGATTACCATAGAAAGATACCGCGCAATAAAACCGATACCAAAAACATGTAAAGAAGATGGTCAACCGTTTTTAAATAAGTTTGTATCTAAAATGATTGACACCTTACAACGACACAACTTTAAATGGGAAGATAAAAGTTATGATGAGTTAATAAAAGAATATCCAAAAATTAAATGTGCAATATCATGGTGGACTAATCACCGTGAATGTGGAAATTTTAAAAATTCCATGTTTAACATCTCATATAATAAATATTTAAAAGAGTTTATGGTACAAAATCCACCGTGTTTCAGAATATCGAACAAGTGCTGTACATATGCAAAGAAAAAAGTTAGTTTGAAATATATAAAAGATAATGATATAGAGTGTATGGTTACAGGACTTCGAAAGTCTGAGGGTGGAATACGTAGTGTAAAAATAAAAACATGTTTTGATAGCGGAAAGGATGTTGCTTCATATAGACCGTTGTTCTGGTTATCAAATGAAGATGAGGCGGAATATATTAAAATATTTGGTATTAAAAATTCAGATTGCTATACAAAATATGGAATGAAACGAACCGGCTGTGCTGGATGCCCATACAATAGAAATCTTGAAAAAGATTTGAGAGTTATAGAAGAATATGAACCACTTTTATATATTGCATGTAACACAATATTTAAAGAAAGTTATGCATACACTCGAAAATATAAAGAGTTTTGTGAAAAAATGAAATGTAACTAATATTACAGCTGTTCTATCGGCATGACGGTGAGAAAGGCTATATTATGAAAATGAGTGAAAAAACATTATTAAAGAAAATTGAAAATATCAATCATTGTCCGAATCAAAACACATGCTGTATTGTTTCACCTTTTGTACATTGTGATTATAACTATAAATCAGATGCTTGTATTAAAGCGCATAAGAATTTTAATCATTATTGTGAGCAAGTGCATAAACAACTAAAGGCAAAACATAAACCAGAATGGCATCACGTTAGCCTTGCTAAACTTGCCGACATTGATTTTGATATGCTTGACGAAAAGCGCAAGCTTGTACGCAATATCAACCAGATATTAAAAGATGGTATTCGCAATTTGTACAAATGTGAGAATCACATTGCATTTGAAGCCTTAGAAAGAGATGTAATTAGAAAATGCAACGAATTGATTCGACGCAATCATTTAAAAGCGTTCTGGTTTTCATATATTGCACAACAGCTTGATGAGGTTAGAAGAAACACTATCTATTTATATACTCCATATATTACAATACACAGAAATAGATGGTAATGTCATAGCTGTTCTATCGGCTACACGGGAAGAAAAGTGAGGTATTAACATGGATAATTTAACAGCGCAAAAGAAATTAAAACTTGTCAGTGATTGTATCAATTCAGGAGGTGCTGTAGGCTTGGTACATCTTGACGTTAAAAAGATGTATGCCTATTTAGCAGAACAAGCAGTAAATGCAGAAACATCAAACGATATTAAGTATCTTGAAATTGCAAAAATTTCACTTGATTTTCTTGTAAGGGGGGTGTTAAAATGATTTATTCGATTGTTGTGCATGGCTTTGACAATGATAATGACTATCAGCACGACTGTGACCACATTAAAGCTAAAAGTTTTAAGGAAGCGTTTGAATATACTGTTAATTATAGGTGGGTAGGGTGGACTTTTACAAAAATAGAAATTGAGATATTAAAAGAAAATCAGTATATTATACAATATCATGATAACTATACTAATGAAAATGACCTTTTTAGTTGCAAGGCAGACAGTGAACTTGATGCAAAGATAACGTTTAGATTGTGTAATGACTTTTCAGATACTAAACGTTATGACATAATCAGTGTAAAAGGAGTAAAGAAATGAAATATCAAAAAGAGGGGCTTGAACCCCTCTTTTAATAGCACAAGTTAATCAACTAACAGTGATAAAATCACCAACTATAGCTAGATTGCTAACGGGAAAGTTAGTTGAAAGTGGCATGGTATAAAGTGAAGTTTGTCTACATAATAACCTCACTTTCTGGGTACGGATTCCACGCAATCCTTGAAATTTATGTACATCTTTTAGTTTAATGGAATATTAAATTCCACTCCATACAACTGGATCTCATCAACATTAGTATAAGTAGCGAATCCACTTCCGCTTATATCAACCAACTGAAGATAAATAGCACCACTATCAACTTGTGTGGCATCGAACGGATTGATGGTAAGAACAGCCATGCATTGATGATAACCGTTAGCATCATGAATAACAGCGTTGCAGTTGCATATACTTTGCTCATTTACAAACGTCAAATTATGACTCATAACTTTTACAGCAGCGTTTGTGAAAGTCTTTGCAGGTTTGAAAGCCAGATCTAAAAAGCTAGCCACATGACTAAAGCTACAATGTGCGTTGGTATTAGTCAACACAACAGGCATTTTGTAGTCATTCAGTGTGCAATCAACACCGTCAAGTGCAAATTCGCCGGTTCTGTTCCATGAAGCGTATCCACACATTGCCTTATAGATCATATCAGCAATTGAAGCTTGTCCAGTAGCATTAGGGTGGATCTTATCGCTGGCAAGAACTCCAACCCATCTTAATGCACTGTCAGCGCCGCTTAAAAACTTAAACTTTCCCCAATAGGTTTCATATAAGCTTTTAATTTCATTGTATGCTTTTACTTTTGCCTTAGTAGTAAAACCGATTATAGGTGTCGCAATCCATCCGATGTAAAGCGCAGCGTTTGGTAGCTGCGCCATTAAATCAATTGTATCTTTAATGCCACTATTGATAAGCGATGCATCGACAAATTGGTCATTCCAACCGCCTGCAACAACAACATATTTAACTTGTTTCTTTTGCTTATCTGTAAGCCCTGCTATTGCTTCTGATAGTAGAGCAGAAAAGTGAGTATTTGCACCAAAACCGCTACCACCTAAACTTTTATTAACATAAAAGCTAGCATCACTAAAATACTGTTCATGCAAAATGTCACACCACGGCTTGACACTGCCGTCAGGGGTATACCCTTGCCCATATGAGTCACCAATTGTAATAAGTCCGTAATCTGTCAACCATGTGTCGATAATGTCAGATAATTCACCGCTTGCCTTTAAAGCATCAAGATAATTGTCAATGGCGGCAATATAGTCCAAATTATCAATATAATTTTGAACATCACTTTGCCATTTGTTCCATTGTGTATAGTAATCATCCCATTTGGTATCAAGATCCTTTACAGTTTCCAGTAGCCAATCAAGGTTTAAATTGTGAAAATCTGTATACGGAAAATTAGAAAATGCCATACTATCACCGCCTTTTATTTAAATTGATCACTAGGAATCACATTATACTCGTTTCCATCGTCACCAGTAACTAAAATTGGTTTTGAAAGCTTTATCAAAATAGTGTTTATCTGGAATTTGTCCAAATTTTTCGATGGTAAATCTAATATCAGCACTTTTAGTAACATCCATTATAAATAATGGTAGTGTCGAAGGTGATTTGCTATTAACTACTGGATATGTTATATCATCGCCACGCTGAATTAACAGAAATGGTTCTAATTCAATGTTGTCTGCATAATGAATAAAAATTCTTTCGTATGAATACCCGTCTGCTAACTGAATGGTTGTGTGCCCATTTGATAGCTCATTTTCGGGAATATGTATATGAATTGACATGCCGCAATAGGCTATGGTCATAGCGTACCCCCTTTTTCCCAACCAAAACCATCAATAACACCTATTGAAATGGTTTCAAGCTCTTTTCCGCAATGCATAAAAAATCCATGCCCGATATCAAGTCCTATGTGTCTGCCTTTACCGCCAAAAGTGGTATAAAGTAAATCTCCGTCTTTTGTCTTGTCAGGAGTTGTTATATTAGTACAACTGTTTATATATGCGGTCGAATACATAAATTTTCCAGTTACAAGATTGATAAAACCGCTACAATCAATCACTGTCTTTCCTAAACAGAAAGCCTTGATTTGTGCTTTCTGTTGAGCGTTATACTTTTTAAAATAATTTGGTTCGGCTTCCCATAATGACTCAAAAACATCATGTGTACATTTTTGCCCCTTCGCTCCGTAAAGGTACGCGTATTGATTACGGTTTTTGTAAAGCTCTCTCGCCTTAGCAATATAAGTAACGTTCTTATCTGGAATATCATATTTCATAGCTTAATTCTCCTTTTCTTTTACGATTGTTAACAACTCTGTAATAACTTTTGTGTTGTTATTCAGAGCGGCAACCCACTTTGCACTTTCCTGGTCATGCTTCTCATACCAGGTTTTTCTTTCTTCTCTCTGTCTAATGTCAAGAGCGTTTACGTACCACATTACAGCGCCTAAACATACGCATGGTACGCCAACCATTTGTGCGATTTGCGCAATTACGTTTATAATTTCCATATCACCACACTCCTATTAAAAGTCTATCTGCATAAAGCTTGCAAACCTCATCAAGAAAATTGTAAGCTTTAGACAAATCAATTTCCGCTTGCATCATTTGTTGCGAAGTAGTAACGCCAATGTTTCCATGAATCCGTCCTTCATGCTTTCCAGTTGTTGTTGACTCATCCAAACCAGTGGTTACACTTCCGTGTGAGGTGTCAGCACCAAAAGTTTGAGAATCGTTTCCGCTGTCAGTTATATTGTCAGTATTGGCAACTTCAGGAGTCGAAGAATTAAACGCTGCAACTTTATGTGTACTATCTGAAACTTTTCCAAAAGTTGTTGTTACGCTACCTTTATTAAACGTTTCTTCAGTATCAACTTTTCCTTTCTGAAAAGTGCCGTTTCCGCTGTCAGTCCAGCTTTCCATTCGATCATAATTCTCAATTGGATTGTATTCAAGCTGTGTTACTTCCCACAAGTGATCAATAGTCCACTGTAACGACCGTGCTACACTTGTAACATGACGTCTTAAATAATTAGGCTCCTGGTAAACAGGTGTCAAGTCGCCATATGATAACAAAAAGTGCTCAATTAGTTGCTCCTTTGAAACACCTTTAGTGTATATGTCATTAAAAATACTGTTATCATATTCATACAGAGTTGCTATTGGAATAATTGTTCTCACGCTGTTCACCCCCTCTATTGTTAGGATACCGCAAACGTGCGCGAATGTCAAGGTTATAATGTGCGTTTACTTTTTCTAAACATTCGTTAATAGTTTCCACCCACAATTCGCATTTTGACATTACAGCGTTTTTGGTTTCTTCCACTTCATCCGTTATCATACGTTCTTTCTTATCAGGTGCTGTGTAAATTCCAATCTCCATATCAAAATCATGTTTGAGATTTTCAACGCTTTCTAATGCTGACTTGACTACATTGTAACATTTTTCGATATCATTATTAAAATACTCATACAGTGGCTTTCCGGTTTCCTTATCATACAGCGCTTGATTAATCGCAACTGCTAATTTTCCTGACATAATATCATCAAAAGCCGCCTTAAAAGTGTCAGCTGTGCTTTTATTTTTGGCTGTAAAAATAAAACCAAATTTTGCAAGCGCACAAGCAACGTCATGATTAGATAGAGTCATTGCAACTCGCTGTGCATAGGAATTGATCAAATCACCGATGCCGCACCAATCAGGTGTTAATTTTACAATCTCGCAATCTTCGCCAATAAATAAATCTCCATTAAAACTAGCGTCAAAAGCTGGGTTAGCAACAATATAGTTTGTAGGCTGATATTGTACGTCAAATCCATACGGAGAACCATGTTGAGGAATGATACCGAAACGAGCTGTGTTCATAACACAAAAGTTTCCTTTTAAAAACAGTAAAGGATAAATATAATTTTTTGACCAATTTGTTGGCATACCGTCAAAAATAATAAGACTTTCTGCACGTTGCAAAAAGTAACGAAAGTATGTTGCATAGTCCCACGTATTATTAATATGAATCATGTTTGGATTCTGTCTTGACTCATACTCGTTAATAATCGGACTTGATACACCTTCGCCGACATAGTACCCACTATATACAAAAGGTTTCATTCTATAAACATACCTCCATTCAAATAGTTAATAATTGCAGCGGTTCCGTCAGCAGTTGCATTGCATTTTATATTAGCGTTTTTGCATTTTACGAAACCACTAATAGTGTTTAATGTTTTAAATTTACAGCACGGATACCCTTGATAAAAAAGGTTTGTTTCAATCAACGGATAGTATTCACAAACCAAATATACCAAATTGTTAACATAAATCGAACCACTACCGCCGCTGTTAGTAACACGCGGTACAGATGCTTGCAAACCCGACATTATTCCACTACCTATAGCAGCTGTCGCGTTTATAAAATTGCTTGCAGCGCCTATTGCATCAACTTCTGCTGCCGATGAAAAACTTTTCTGTATGCTATCAGAAAATTGCATAGCGCTTGCAAGTTCTACTTGTGATGTACCTATAATATTCGTTTGACGTGCTGAGTATCCAACAGGAACACCACAATTTCCATTTAAACTAGTCACCAGTGTTGCACCACTAAAAATAGAAATATCACAACCGCCCGATATATCAATAGTATAATTGATAAGTAATGTACTACCTATTAAATTGGGATTAAGTGGAATTGTGCCATAAAATGGCACTTGTAACATATAATGTGCATATGGTGAAAATCTTAAAAAAGGATAGTTGGAATCTGACATTTGTTCTGTTCGCGGAACTGTTATAGACACACTTTTTGAGAAAGTGTTATTTGTAGCAAGTTGCCATCCCGGAATACCTGTATTTACGTATCCCAACACAACATTAACAGGTGTACCCCCAGGTGGTGAAAAAGGCAACCATGTTGCTGATAGCAGATAATCTTGTGGGTGAGCTACCTCTTTTGCAACTCCATCAGGATTTTGTAAAAAGTCATTTAAACCAGTTGTGTATTCTGCGGTATATAAATATGAGCATAAACGATTAAAATTAGCAACTGTTAAAACAATAAAACCGTTTCCGGATTTTCCGGCTGTACAAATTATAATACATCCTGTTTGATCTGTTGCAAGCGCGGCACTAGCAGTCATAATATCAGGTTTGCATGAAGTTGGTAAAATCGTATCAATGATAAACGGATTTCTTTCTGAAAAAGTACCGATTCTTTCAACGTATGCTGTATTACTTAAAATCTCATCTTTGTAGCTCGCCAAATAATCACAAGTGCATGAAATCTCATAAGTTGATTCTACATATGAAATATCATTTACAAAATAATATCTACCAAACGTTGCACAGTAGGCGGCATTCCAATCAAAAGGAGACACACCTTGCAAAATAAAAGTTGGTTTTTCGACACTAGTACCGCTTTTAAGTACGCATGTTACAGTCTCTGATAATGTTGGTATTTTCGTACTATTTACTCTTTTGTCTGATTTTCCAAATTTAACTTCAAATGCCATGTGTACCCCCTTCAAGAAAAAGGGCTTGAAGCCCCTTTTGTTTAATCAAGTAAAATCAAAATTGCATTTTCTGTAAAATCAACTGGAGTTTTAAAGGTGTAATGATTCCAACCGTTTCTGTATCCAAAACGTGCATTTAATGGTTCTGTTGCACTCCATTGATCAACAGGTACGATTCCTAGTGTGTCAATGTCCATCATGATACCTAAAACGTTCTCGACAGTCTTGTTTGTAAGTGTAAACTTACTTGTACCGTCTGCCTTTACACCTTCTGCGCTACCCTTGATGGTCATTGGATTCTCAGGATCGGTCCAGAAAGTAACTTTTTCATAGTCGCCCAACTCTGCCTTTTCTGGATGGAAAAACTCCGATCCATTTGCTTCAAAATAGTTCCCAAATTTTGAAACAAGGTAAAAGCGTAAGTCACTATCATCTGTGTGTCGATTTACAACTTTTCCTGTGAAATCACCGTGAAAACGTGTACCGCGAACAGCAATATTTTCTTTAAGTGTTTTAAGCTCCGCAGAAAGCCAAACCATAAACGGTCTGAAGTCAGCTGGGTTCATGATTGTTTTTGCTGTCATTGCGAGACCAGTTTCAGCGTTATATTTTGTTAACGCATGAAATACTTGTGTTTTCTTGCACATGTTTCCTACAGTCGGTTCTGCACTGCCTGCGTCGGCAAGGATAAGCGCAAGGTCTGCAAGCTGCGCTCTGGCGATATTCTCCATATCAATTTCATAAATGTTTGAAAATTCAGTCATCAACATCGAGAAGTATGACGCAACTCCTGCTTCTGAATCAAACGCTGCGTTGATCTGATTCTTATAAATAGTATACTTTCTTGCAAAACTCTGGCCACCACTTGCAATTGTAAGAAGTACATCATACTTTACTGGTTTAGTTCCCGATTTCCAGTCTTGACTTGCTTCTGGTTTAGCAAGCTCAGCATTTATATTCCATTCATCATTGTCAATGTTGGAATCGTTAACGATAGGTGTAAATTTACGAATATAGTTTCCATATCGTTCATTATCCCAAACCATACCAGAAAGCTTTCTAGAATATGGACGAATTGAAAAAATTGTCTTTGCAAGAACTGTAGGAATAATCTGGTAAAGGTTGTCGTCTTCGCGATCAAGACCCATTTTAAAAGTATTCTGCATTTGTCCAAAACTTAAATTTTGTCCAGTTTTTCTACCTGTGTATTCCTCGTACATGGTATTGAGAATCGCAGAAATTTGTGTATAATTTAAACTTGCCATAGTATACCCCCTTTAGAAAAATTTACTAATATCTGGCTTTTCGTTTGAACCGCCAAAATTAGCCTTGCCATTTGCAAGCTGTTGTGCTTTTACAAGCGCTGCGGCAAACTTGTCATAGTCAAAAGAACTGTCACTCTTTTGCTCTGGCTTTTGCTCTGTCTTCTGCTCTGGCTTTTTATCATCTGTAACGTCAAGCGCTGAAATCTCATCTTTACTGTAGCCTGCATTTACAAGCTTTAAAATCTCATCAATTTTCATATTTTAACCTTCTTTCTTTATTTGTTGACAGCGGTAAACAGAGTCGAACTGTTTTCTTAAGAGTCAAAGTCTTACGTGTCTCCCGTTACACTATACCGCATTAAAGGCGGTCTGTCTGTCGTCCCCGACTCGCACACACTGGCTAGTGTTTGGATAGTGCAACCGCCTATTTATTATATAACATTTATATTATTGTTTGTCAATCACAACGTTATAAAATGTCATACCATGATACACAATCAAAAGATGCTAAAAAATCGCACTGTGTTTCATAGTCTGAAAATGTTATGTCGCCACTAATAAACATTGGTTTTAGATACTTTTTACTACTTGTTTGCCACCTCTCTAGTGATGATGGTGAAGCATCAAAAACATCATCACAATAAGCGCGCATAGGTTTAGTTACATAAAACTTAAAGTCTGACTTATGCAACCACACGGAAAACAAAGGTGTTTTCATATCGTGCGTGTACTCTTTTAAGTTTTGGTGTCTTATTCTGTCATCTTCCAAATCCATAAATTCGTTATCAAGTTCCATTTTTGCTCTGCCTTTTGGAAGATTTCTATAAAAAGCGTTTTGTCTCTTTTTCTCTGAAATAGGAGACTTAAACGGAATTATAAGTGTTGTTTCGCACCTGTCTACCTGTGTGATTTCAGTTCTTTCTTTTACGGCTTTGTAACAGTCTGGGATAAGTCTGTATCCAATTAAAATATTAGACATAATTGCGTTAGAGTTCCCAAAAAACCATGTTCTTATTTTTTCCGTTTCTGAATCAGGGCGGTTTCTGAATAGCACTTCCATAATATTTTTATATGCCTGAAACTCATTTTTTATAGGGCGGTCGCCTTTTTGCGGTATAAACTCATCAAAAATTACATCATAAAATCTTGTAAAGTCTATGCCAGTTTTGTTTTGAAAAGTAGACAAAGAAACACCTACTATAAAAGGTGTATCGTTTTGCAAATCCTCACCTGTCAAGTATGCTTTTCCATAGCCTTTTTTGTCATTGTATTTCATTCTAATATCTTTTCCGAACCAGTCGCTTTTTACAAAGTCGCCAATAGTTGAAAATGAATTTTCAAGTGCGACATTTGTTCTTCTCACGTATAAAATAGGCGACTTTCTATCATTCCAGATATCTACAATCAAGTGCGATTTACCTATTCCTCTACCACCTACAATGTCAATGTATCTTTGTCCAACGTCACAAATATATTTGTAGTTCAAATATCCGTTTTCTTTATACAAACTCATATTATCACCTCTTTAACTTAAAAAGGGGAAGCCAAATTGACTCCCCTTTTTGATGTGAACAACTTGTTTTCCATCCCACCACACCCTACCATTATAAATTAAACAAGCTCAAAATTCATATAAGTCCTACCTGCTTTGCTCTGTGAGCGTGTCAGCTTAAACTGTAAATTGTATGTGCCCATAAAATCATAGGCACTTTCCGCCGTCTTAATCACAGTTGGGCTTGATGTAGCAATTGTTACAACTTCTCCTGTCTCAATGTTGGTATGATAGAAAATAGCCACTTCCTTATCGTCATCTGTTACATATCTCACATAATCAGTTACATTTACAATTGTGTCATCTGGCAAATTTTTCATTAACAAATGATTGTCATTCGCCATCTTAAACATTTCTTTCTTATCAAATTCTCTTGATTGTTTTTCAATTCTCATTTTCATTATCCTCTTTTCTTTTATTTAAGGTTATTATCCTTTACAAGTATATAATAACTTATTTACAAAAGTTTTGCAAATAAAACGTTATTTATTCCACTATTTCATCAATTATAGTGTAATTCTTTATTTGGTCAGCTGATAAACCTATTTCATAATCACGCGGTATCATACAACTATAACCAGTATATTCTGTTACAGCTTCTTTGCCTTGATAATCTTTAACTTTTACTTTTGTGATGGTATCACTATCATTGTACCAAATCTGAAAACCACCACTATTTTTAATTTTAAAACCCTCTCTAAAGTTATCAAGGTTTTTTATCACTTCGACACCTCTTGATTTTTTGACTCCCGATATTGTGCACCCGAAATAGGTTTTATCCTTTGTTTCTTTATAAGCGGTGAAACAATACTTCTTCGCCCCTAAAGTTTTAAAATCTTTGTATTCTGGTTCGTACCTATTTTCAGATTTTATATCGCTTTCGCAGTCAAAATATCCGATATAATATTTTTTGCCGTCAATTTCAACAAAAGTATTAGTTTTTTCGCAAAGCTCATATACCCAATTATTTAATTCTGTCAATTTGTCAAAATTAAAATTAGTTGCTTTGCAACTGTCTGTATCACAGTAAATATATGAACTTTCCGCACATGCTAAAATCCTACGCAAATGCTTTCTTGCGTGGGCTGTTGTATATACACCCCACGCATAAGGCAAAACGCTTTTTTCGCTTTGCTCTGCAATGCTTTTTTCATCTGGTATCGAAAAGCCGCTTGCGTCAACCTTTTCTTTATATGCAGCATCGTTTTCATAACATGAATACGAAAATTCTTGCCATTCGTTATCTAAATACAACATAATAGGGTGAATAGGATCTGTTGCAGCCATTCCATATATACCATTTAATTTATTTTTGGCCTTCATCAAGTCGTACTCTGCTTCTTCTCTTTCTTTGCTATTTGGGGCTGTATGTTTCACGGCTATTTTAAGTTTTGTTTTTGCTGTGAAGTACTCCATGATTACACTTCTTACATCATCTGGAATATAGCCATAGCGTGCTGTATAGAGAGTATCTTCTATTATTTCAATGCCATCAAAATCATAGCATTCTTCTATTATAGAAAAGTCTATATCTGTAACAGTTGTTTCAAGCTCTGCTGCTTTCCACACTCTGCCATTGTCAGGGTCTACACCTTGCAAGTTGCGGCATTTGCTGATAGATAGATACGGATTGTATTGATCTTCTTTAAGTCTTACGTTTGTAAGTTTTATTTGCGCTATCAATGCAAGATTTTTACTTTTTATATACTTTAAACATTTTGAAGTTACAGGCATTTTTTCAAATGCTGTTACTGGAAACTGCATCAAAAGAAGCATAGCCGGATACATGCTACTTGCATCAAAACTATAAACGTCATGATATATTTTCGCGCACTTTATCATGTTTGCGTGAGTATCACCGCCCCGAAAAGCTTCCTTTAAAAGTTTGTATGTTTTGTCTGTTAAAGCTAGTTTTTTCTTTAGCAGTCTGGTGGTAGTTCCTTTTCGTATAGCTCTTTTCATGTCACGTCTCACATAAGATGTGCTTGTGAGTGGTACTGTTGCAATTGTATCGCCATCTTTTGTGAGCATGTATGTTATTGCTTCCCACAGTCCTAGCGTATCATTGATGATATATCCCCACTCAGTAGGACTAATATAGCTTTCGTTGTGTCTTATAAGTGAATAGTCCAAATCTCCGTTTGCTTTTATGTGTGCACAGCCAGCCATTTTTTTCGTGAAATTATCAAGCGACATGTTCGTGAGCTTATAACTACACCTCAGTTCAATACCACGCTTCTTTAATCGCCAGACAAGCGGTTTACGCTTTCCAGTTGCAAACACTGCACTATAGTCGTTTAAATACCCAATCATAAAAGAAAATTCAAAAGGAAGATTGTGAACGTAAATTACAAAATAGCGTGATTCGTTAGTTTTATAGTAATCTTGTATTTTATCAAGTAACTTTATAAAATCAGTCCAATATCTACCCTCTACTTCTTCTCCGTCAATGCAAGCGCTCCACACATACATAAAAGCATCAACAGGTTTTGTGACTTCCTCGCCTTGGTCATCTTTTTCAATTCGAGTACGTGAAGTGGTTTCAATGTCAAATGTTCCAAATTGATCAATATAATACGGACTGTCTTTCTTTTTGCCTAAAGGTTTATGCAGAGAAAAGCCGTGTGCAGGCACATAGTCCGTCACTGACTTTACTTCTATATTATCATATTTATTTGATCTATTTAAACATTGAACTATCATAATTTACAACTCCTGCCTTATATATTTCTTATGGTTTATTTGCAACCTTTTTTCCCTCAGTTGTTCTTTAAAAAGCTTATGTGCTTGTTTAAACTCACGTGCTTTTTCTTTAGGCAACAAATTGCTATTTTGAATAATTGCAACTCTAAACTCCGCTTGATCTTTTAAATTTGGGTACAAATCTTCATAGTAACTAAACAATTTATCAAGTTCTTTTCTATTATCAGTTTGCAACGCTTCAGTTAACATTGTTGTAATTTGATCGCTACCCAACTTTGCATAATTCTTATCATTTAAGTAGTGCAACGTATTAAAAAGCTTTTCAACAACACTTTTTGGTAGTTTTGAAATATCAATGCCGTAATGCTCTTTAAACTTTTCTGTTCTCTTTTGTTCTACCTCTATACTGCCTTTTGCAGTTGAAGATTTTGCTTCAAGATAGTGCAAAAGCTTGTTTTCAAGCGCTCTCAATTCACGTATTGAAAAATCTTTGTATACAGCTTTACCAGTTGAAACATAAGAAGCATTATACGCTACACGCTTGTTAAAATAGTCAACAGCATCCTGATATCTGAAAAGGGCTGTTCTATCCTCTGTGATTCTGCCTTTTGATATTGCTGTTGTTAATGTTTTGGCACGCTTGTTCGCAACGTTGGCAAGTTTGCCAACACGTGCGATATATTCAGACTTGCTTGAAGTGGAGTCAATAGAATCATAATGCCAACGTGTGAAATACTTTGCTTGAATTTCTGTCTGTTTCATAACTTGATACCTCTTTTCTTTAATTCTTCTTTTACAATTTCATATTTATAGTTGTGTGGTGTAATTTCTCTGAAAATGTTGCTAATTTCCTTTTCAGTGTAGCCGTGCTGTTTCAATACTAAAACAACGTATTGAACAGCTTCCATACCTTCTTTATAGCTACAATAAAAACTATTGTGCGTGTCATCACTCCATTCTGCATTCTTAATATCTTCTACCGCTTGCAACAAAAGTGCGTGTTCCAAGATTTCATAAGGTGTAAGCTTGCTATTTATTAGTCCATCTTTAGGTCTTTTCATTTCTTTATATCTCCTTTAGTTTTTCTTTTATTATATCATGGAGCTGTTAACAAATAAAGGATAAATTATGAACAGAATGTTAATAAATTATTGTTATAGTTGGTATAGAACAAATGTATTGACTCGAACAGATGTATCAATAGCCG